AACCTTTTCCTTTCCACATCAGAGGAAATCCTAATCGCCCTGTTAGATGGGGAAATGAACTGCAGCAAGTTGGCTGAACGTGTAGGCATAACCGAACAGCATCTAAGCCGAATCCTGCCAAGGCTTGAAGACCATCAACTCATCTACAGTAAGTACCCAAAAATGCAGAGAATAAACCGTTTAACGCCTAAAGGTAGGCTTGTGGCTTTGCTTGCTTTGGAAAAGAAAAGAGCTCTGGAGAAAATGAAGGTTTCCGAGGAGCAGGTTCAAGAGTTAAAGGTTTGGGCTGGCGAAGACACCAAAAGAAGGCGATGAGTATGGCGAGTGTTACGGCAGACAATGTACGGAAACGTTTAGGATTAACAAACGCAGACATTAAGGATGATGATGTCATGGCTTTCGTCGCCGAAGCAGCAGCCTGGCTCAGCAGCGAAATCGACAGAACCCTCAACCACTCGGATTGCACAGAAGCAGAGGCTAACGCCATTCGGAACCTGGCAGCCATATACTGCTACTGCTATGTCACCGGCGGAGTAGCTGTAGGCTTAGACTTCAGCATAGGCGACTTAAGGGTTTCAGAAGCAACCACAAAACAGATAGCGTTCCTAAAAGAGCAGGTTGAACGCTTCATAACCCGAGAAGCAGCATTTCCGCCAGTCACAAGTGAATAAAGACGAATGTCTTGAAGTAAGCAATTGCAAAACTTTCTATTTTTGCAGTTCCTTACTATCTGCTCATGCACTGCACTTCTAAACTAACATGTTCAAATTTTGTTTTAAGCAAGCCTTCACGCTTATTTTTCAGATGAAAATTGGCAAATGTTCCTGAAGCCTACTACCAATTCGTCATGGATTATGCGCCTTACGTTTACGTTATTCCAAGTTCGGGTCCAGATCCTACATGGGGCAGAGCTGCTTTTGCTGCTGCCTTCACCATAGATTTCCTTTGTGAAGCCTACTCTGCAAAACAGTTTGAAGACCAAAAAACAGCAATTCATGACAAGATTGTCTCTCTCGCAGACTGGCTCCTAACCCAGCAGTGCACAGGCTCGCAGAAAAAGGCTTATGGTGGATTCAAAAGCAACGAGAACAGCACTTACTATTATAGTGTTGACGCTTGCCGAGTTATTCCCTCACTCTTAAGAGCCTATGAGCTGACAAATGATGCCGACTACCTGAATGCTGCAAAACTCGCTGCTGACACATTTCTTAAAACCATGCAATATCAGCAAGATTATGGCGGTTTTGCAAGAGCTGTCACAATTGAGGATGCTTGGCTTCTGCAATTGGATGTGGAATGTCTTTACGGGCTTATCGGGTTGAAAATGCTTGCTGAAAAGTATGATGTTGCAAATGCAAGTCTATACCAAACCATGATAGATAAGGCTGTTGGCTTTTTACGTGAAGGCTTTGAGAATCTTTGGCTTTACTATGACCCTGCAGATTCAAAGTGGCATCGCGTAGGCTTATCGGAAAACGAGATCTACGATGACCCATTAGCCTACGCATTAATAGGCTTGTATGAATATGAAGGCTGGAGCCTTTCATGCCAAAAGGTTTACAACTTCATAAACACGATTAGGGCTTCTGCACAGTATCCAGCTTACAATCCAGCTATTTGCTGGGCTGGCTACATAGATGTAATAACGAGGTTTCCAGCATGCGACTATTATGATGCTGTTACAAGCGGAATCCTCTGGAAAATACGAAAGCACCATGACAAGTCAAGCTTTGTCTTCAGTAAGGAAATCATAGAAAAGCATCAAAACGAGTTCATGTTTTGGGGCGTTAAGCATTCGGATTACAGTTATGTTGAGAACAAGCAGGCTATGGCTACAGTCTGCTGGCTCGGACTGCTATTCCTAAACTATGAAGAGCCTAAAACACGTTTTACACAAATTTTGCGTTCAAAAGGCGAAAACATAACACTCTATCCAATTAGAGAAGCAGCCGAAACCGTTTCCTATGGCGAAGGCATAGACATCCAAGCCATCGTTTCGCCAACTCGAGTTGAAGAAGTGCTCATAGAACCCGGCTACATAGTGAACGACTATCTCAACATTTACACTTTTACACCCTTAAGGCAACATGACAAGATAAGACGGAAAGGCGTAGACTACGAGGTTCTCGGCGTTCAAGCCCTCGACTTCCAAGGCGAAACAGCCTATTTTAAAGCAAATTGCAGGAGGCTTGTTGGACAATGAGCGAAGTCGAAAGTCCAGTTGACACGGTTGTTAGGCTTCTCAGCAAAAATATGTGGGTTGTCAAGGAAGATGGTTCGCTTGCCTCAATACTTGTGAGCAAAGAATGGTATGACCGTGAGCTCTTCAAAAATTACGATGGGCAAATAACTGTTGGGCTTGCGGAGAGCAGAGACACAAAAATCGAATTGAGCGGAAGACTTCGCAGGCGTGTTGGTAGCTTACGTGTCAATGTTTGGAGTCGGGACATGCTTACTCGCCAGAAAATGGTTGAAGAGGTTAACCGCATTGTAAGGCAGAACCGCAACAAACCAAATGAGACGCTTTACTACTTCAGAGGGATTGGACAAGCAACGGGAACGCACAAGGCTTACCATGCAGGCTCAGCAGAGGAGCTTACCCCACAACATGCAAGCTGGAGTGAATTAGCAAACGTGGAATACGAGAAAATCTGGTATAGCGACGACAACCGCTATTCAAAAAGCCACAACATCAACGGCGAATATGCCTTAATGCTTTTTCGCTTCAAGGTTGATTCTCGAGAAAAGACTGTAAAGAAAGTTGTTTTGGCTTTTGAGGGCTATGGCACTGCTTCGGCGGGAAATGGCGTAACCATAAAGATTTGGAATCATTTGGCTCAAGCGTGGCAAAACACTCAAAGCGGCACTGGTGGAGCAGATGAAACAATAACCATAACGCTCACTTCAAATTTAACAGATTACATCGATGATTCTGGTTATGTTTGGCTTCTGGCAAGAACCACAAACCCGAGCGACGGCACAACTCCAGCCGTTCTCTATTGTGATTACGCATGTTGCACGGTAACCGTAAATGGAATCACCTATCTGGACATTGTTTCATATCGCAATGCCGACCGTGTTGATGTTAAACCATTCATTTTCAGAACTGAATTCACCCTGAAATCATGGTCTTTTGAGGACGTTGGAGGCGTGTTCTAAAATGGTTGAAACATATGGAGCGCATGAGAGTCGCATCTACTACGTTGAAGAAGCCACGTATGGGCAGACGCCAGCAAACCCTGCAATGCTGGGCGTTCCAGCAGAAAACATCGACCCATCCATAGACCCATCAAACATAAAGGTTCGCGGAGTAGGCAACATAGACCTGCAAGCCATCAAAAAAGGACTGCGAAGCGTTAGTCTAAAAATCGCTTATCCACTGCCAAGCGAAGCACCAATAAACTTTCTCCAAAACGCCAAAGCAGAACTGAACAAGTCATTGAGCATTCAAGTGCTTTATTATAAGGGAATATTTGCTTCAGCAACCGACATCATATCGCTACTTTACGCAGGCTGCAAATTCCATAAAGTAACAGTTGAATGTAGCATAGAAGACATTGTGAAGGCTACGGCAGAGCTAATTGGACAAGACTTGACGGTTGGAACAGCAAAGATAACAGGCGCCACATACGCAGACTATTCGGGAGCAGTGCCATTCTATGAAAGCTACGTCAAAAAAGGCACAACAACCCTCGACCGTGTAACAGGCTGGAAATTCACCATAGAAAACAACCTCAAACAAGTGCCAGTCATCCGCACAACAAGCGGCTACTTGCTAAAGTATTTGCCCTACAGACACCGCAACTTAACAGGCGAAATAACCTTCGAGTTCGAAAGCAAAGAAGAGTTTGACGACGTCATAAACGACTCATCTTTTGACTTAGAGTTTGGTCTCGGCGGGTCAAACAAGGCGGTCTTCTCTGGCTGCAAATGGGAAAACGTGTCTGCACCAGCACGCATTGAAGATTTAGTTTCATGCAAAGCTGGTTTTGTAGCTAAAGGTCCAGTAAACATAAGCTGAGGCGATCAAGATGGCTGTGGAAGTTAGTGTTTTGGAAAATTTTGGGCGGGAAGCTGAACTGCGCAAGAAATGGATGCGCATGTGGGAGAGGCTTGGAGTTCGCATTCTGAAACTGCCGAAGTGGATGCAGGAAATCGTGCTTGAAGACGTGAACACGGCAATTAGAAACCGTTTAGCCATTATGGAGATGATTCAAAATGCGAAAAGAAACCGTTGAAATAGACGAAAGATTTGGTAGGGAATACGCTGGAAAATACGTCTTTCAAGAGATAACTTGGGCTAAACGCAGCAGAATAATCCAAAAATACACACGCTACAGCCAACAAACAGGACAAGTCATAACAAGCGATTACGTGGCTATTCAAGCAGAAACAATAATGGCTTCGCTTAAAGAGCAGCCACCAAACAAGCCCATAACGTTGGAGAAGCTGTTAAGCGAAGAAGACGGCATTCCCATCGAGCTTGGCGAATTGTTCAGCCAAATCGTGAATAGGCTTAATGCTGTAGGCCTCGAGGAAACTGCTTTTTTATCAGAGCAATCCGAAAACAAAAGCCAAGCCAAACGCTCACAGAGTTCCGCCTTTGCAAAGAATTCGGATGGACACCACGCCAACTCGCTAAACAGCCAGCCAAAACAATCCAGCAATTCGTCGTCATCCTCAACGAGTTAGACCGTCAAGCAGAGGAAGAGAAAGAGAAGGCAGAGCGTGAGGCAAAGTGGCGGTCGAGATAAGCTGCGACATCGAAGGCGTTGAAGAGTTTAAGCAAGCCATGCAACAGTTCGACAGTGGAATGCAACGGCATGTTCATAGGCTTTTGGCAAGCTGGGCAGCAGACGTCAAAGCCTTAGCCAAACAACTCGCACCCGTAAGAACAGGACACTTGAGAAGCTCAATTTACGCAAACATAAGCGAATGGGTTGCCGAAATCGGCGCAGAAGCAACCTACGCCCTATTTGTTGAGCTTGGCACACGCTACATGCAAGCGCAGCCGTATCTATACCCAGCAATTCAAGAATATCTTCCGCAACTTGAGGCTATCATTTGCGAGGCTATTGACGCAGCCAAAGCGGAGGCAGGCTTAGAATGAGCTTCAGAGAAATAGCCGTTACCATAAGAGCAGTTAACCGTGCAAGCCACGAATTTACAAGAATCCAAACCGACGCTGAAGCCTTAAGCGTTCGCATAAAAAGCCTCGGCTCAGCCATTGCTGGCTTAGGCGCTACTGGAGTAGCCATTGGACACATAGCTCACCAGTTTGGCTTATTAAACGATGAGCAGGCTCGTGTTTTCAACAGTGCCATGATGGTTATCAGCGTTATGGGCATGTTTATGCGCACAAGCTGGGGCGTAGCCGTAGCCCAGAAAGTTTATGCTGCTGCCTGCTGGATTGCAACGGCTGCTCAGAATGCATTGAATATCAGTTATGCCACGTTTCTGGCTTTAACTGGAGTCGGTATCGCCGTTATCATTTCGGCTGCTGCAGCCATGTGGTATTTCACCAGTCAAATGAACGCAGCCACAGCAAGCGTCAACCAATTCAACGAAGCAACCAGCGCCATGCAAGCACCATCAACCTATGCGGGACGCAACATCCTCAGAAAAGGCGAAGAGGACATCTACGCCAAAGGAGATTAGATTATGAGTGTAGATATTCCAAAGATGGCGCTTGCCTTTGGCTCAGTTGCAATTCCTCAAGGTGACGTTTTAGAAGCGAGAATCACGTTGGCATGCACGGAGGAAGCCAGCAGATTTGAGGTTCTTCTGCAGAACTGGGACAAGAAATACTCTCCAGGCGAGACCAATGCCATAAACGTAGGCGTTGACGGACACATTGACTTAGGCAGAGGCGTAAATGTTCCTCAGTTAATTACGTGTAAGGTTGAAGAAGTCAAATTCATGTCTGATGCGGTTTCGCATTATGTTAAGGTTTCTGGGCGTGGCTGGGATGAACGGCTTTTCCGTGCTCTTGTCACTAAAACCTACGCTAACATGAAGGGAGAAGCCATTGTCAAAGACCTGTTGGATTCATACGCTGGCTTAAGCCATAACAGAGGCGGAACCGAGCTTGTTGAGGACACTGACACGACTTATCAAATGCTGAAGTATGAAGACACGCCAGTCATAGACATTCTGCAGTTTATTGCTGGAAGCGCAGACAAAGCAGGCGTCATTGGCTACGATTTTAGAGTGGCGCCTGACGGCAAGTTTGAGTTTTTCCCGCGAGGCTCAAAGACAAATTCCATTAGCCTCGCTGAAAAACTCGAAAGCACCGAATATGACAAAGACATTCACAGTGTTAGAAACAAAATTACTGTTTATGGTGCACAAGATTACAAGCTGCCAAGCGATTGCGACAGCTGGAGCGACGGTCAAGCTGACTGGCTTATGAATGATGACGCTGAAGACGCGCATAACAACACTGGTTATCAGCTCGTAGGCGAAGTCACGTATGACCCCAGCCCAATAGCCAAAATCATCATCGACGTCGTTGAGCTTCAATGCAGAATGAGCGGAGGCTCAGGTAAATACAAAATCACGTATCAGAAGGAAGGCGTAGCTGAAACCGTCATAGTTACTGACCAAGCTTTCAACAACACAGGTTATGAGTTGAAGCAGCATGTCCTCACAGGAGCCAACAGAATAATTGGAGACATAGGCAAAGACGTAACCATAAGGCACTACACGCTCACGGACAACGCAGCTGACACAGTTTATTCAAAGAACCACAGAGCAGTCGGAGACATCATTTACGGAGATTGGCTGGCTACTGAAGGCAAACTCTATTTTGAAACAGCCACGAAAATGGTTGGCAACGGAAGCATCAGATGCTATTGCGATGGTGTCTATAACTGGGGAATCCTTCTTCTGAACCTTCCTCAAGAAGCTGACTGCACAGGATTCACATTTCTTGATTTCCGCATATACTTGGACAGTAGCCGAAACGGTAGCCTCAATCTTCTCTTGTATGATTATGCTGGAAAATGGGCTTTCAAATACTTGACTTTGGCAGTTGGCGAATGGGTCAGCATGCACATGCCATGCAACCAAGCAAACGCCAGTGAATGGGCTGTGCAATCTGGTTTTGACTGGTCAAGAGTTGTAGCAGTGAAGTTTTGGACGTACGGAAACGTCTTAGGCAGTTTCTACATTGACAATTTCAATTTTAATGGCGCCTTCTTTAAAGCCACCCAAGAAGATGCAACAAGTCAAGGGCTGTATGGAAAGCGAGAGAAAATAGAGCATGACGAGGAGTTATTCAGCAACAATGAATGTCAACTGCGAGCCAAGGCTCTATTAGCATACTTCAAGGACCCAATTGAATACATGACGCTCATCTCTCGAGTCATAGACTACGGCACAACTCCTATCTTGCCGGGCGACAAGATCCATGTTACATTGCCAAACGAGAATATAGACGCCGACTGGGTTGTGCTCAGCGCGGTTTATTACGTCAACGCCAAAGAACAGTATCTTGAAATCACACTGAATCTGGGACGCCAAAAGCCGTTGCTTGCTGACTACCTATTTGCAGCGCGGAGAAAAACCGACCACCTAAGCCGACACAAACAACCGCGACTGATTTAGCTTACAAAGGTGCAGAAGCATGAGCGGAAAGGATAGGCTGAAGAAACTGAGGGAAAAGCTTCAGAAACGCAAGATCACGGGCGTGACGAGATGATAAGACCCAAAGAGTTTTTCCGCATACGCCAATACGCCCGCAGATACGACCGAGAAACAGGCAAATTCATAATCAACATAGCCTACGAAACAGCAGCACCAGAACCAACAGAAAGAGTCATAGGCGTGGCTGAAGGCTTCGGGCTTGGACTTGACCAATGGCAAAAATTCGTAATCTACGATGATGCTGAGCTGAAAATTGGACCATCTGACGTAGTTTATATCACAGGCGATTCGGGAAGCGGAAAATCCGTTCTCTTAAAGGCTTTAGAAAAAGACATACGACAAGACATGGGATTAACATGCATTAACATCGCAGAAATCAAACCAGAACCAAACAAGCCCCTAATCGAAACAGTCGGCAAAACTCTCGAAGAAGCCTTAGAACTTCTAAGCAAAGTAGGCTTAAACGACGCCTTCCTTTTCTTGCGCACTTATGAGCAGCTTAGTGATGGACAGAAATACCGCTACAAAATTGCAAAAATGATTGAGTCAGGCGCTCAATTCTGGATAATGGATGAGTTTGCAGCTACGCTTGACAGGGACACAGCAAAAATTGTGACTTACAACCTTCAGAAACTTGCAAGACAGCAGGGCAAGGCTGTTTTAGCAGCAACAACTCACACAGACTTATTCGAGGACCTAAATCCCTCAGTTTATATCTATAAAAAATTCGGCAAAGAAATAGATATCCACTATTATCCTATTGAGCCAGCTAAAGAATGCACTTTAGCAAAGGAAATGCGAATAGTTGAAGGAACAACAGAAGATTGGAGAAAACTCGCAGGCTTTCATTACCGCAGTCACAAGATAGCTGCGCCGCGCAAAATCTTCTGTCTGAAACGTGGAGAAGAGTTGTGCGGAGTTATAGTTTACTGCTATCCGCCGCCTACATGCTTTGGACGAAGACTTGTCTTACCTAAGATGTCGATGAAAGAGTTGAATGGAAAACTGAACATAATTACCAGGGTAGTCGTTCACCCAAAATACCGGACAATAGGCTTAGGAGTCAAGCTTGTTAGGGAAACTCTTCCATTATCTGGAACACAGTACGTGGAAATGCCAGCAGTCATGGCAAAATATAATCCGTTCGCAGAAAAAGCGGGCATGAAGAAAATAGTTGAGCAGCCTCCGCCAAAAGAAGCCTCAGCCATTGCCG